ATGTATTTTTTGCCATCGCTTCTTTGAGTGAGAAGTACAATCCCAAGAAGGTCTTACCCGTTCCTGCAATGCCATGAAGCATTAGATTTGCTCCGTCTTCCCATGCATCAAACGCTACTTCTTGATTCGAAGTCATTGGTGCAATGTCTTTGCTGATCTGAAATCCTGTAGATAATTGGTTGTCTGTACCTATTACTCCCTGTTGCTTAAGTACTCGCTTTTGGCGTTTGGTCATTCGATGTTGCTGTTGGTGTGCAGGCATTTTCCATCCTTATCTTTATCGGGTTTGCATTTTACTCCCAGGACTATTCTTATGAATATTCTTTAATAGGCTATTGAAGCTATCAGGAGTTTTGGTTATTCCCAGACGTGCGGCATCACCCAAAGCAGGAGCTTTAGAAATGAACTGTCGAAGGTCAGGGTTCTCAGATAGATACAATTCACGATCTGCAATCTTCATCATTTTTTCAGTTTCTTCACCTGTCTTAGTATTCTTAAACGAGTAAATAGGCATTATGTATTCTCCAATTATTATAGTAAAAAAGCGACCCCCAAGGATCGCTTCGTTGTGTATCCATCACACAGATATTTATATCGAAATTACCTGCTAAAGCATCATTTCGTAAATTTCTTTCCAGGTTTTTACCTTCTGGATATCTGGATGACTGTACTCTTCAGTGAACTTATGTTCCATGAGAACAGATGTAAGACCCAGCCTAATACCAAGTTCGGCATTTTCGGGCTTATCTTCTACCCATAGGCATCCACTATCGAGATAAGGCATTAATGCGTCATCTTTATCAGCACCAGTATCTAAGCATATGACCTTCTCAAAGGCAGTCTTACCAAACAGACTTTCTATGTTCTGGTTACGTAGTACACCAGAATACTGGTTGAGACTTAGACTAGTAATACAGTGAAAGACACAGCCTAATTCTTCGTGCATCTTCTTGACATACTTGACTGCATCACGCAGGGGAGGAATACAGCAGATTGCCGCACTCTCGTTAAAGACTTTTATGTGCTTATACATCTCAGCTTTACTCAGACCGTATACGACACCCAAGTCATACTCGTTAACACCCGCAATTGGGTGGTAACCATGTTCTTTCATCCAGTTATTGAAAGTGTAAAGCCAATCGACTAATACACCATCGCAATCCACGAGAACCAATTTCTTATCAATTTCTATCATATCACTCCTATCATTTATAAACATATTATAGCATACAAAGGGGGTCTTGTCAACCCCCTTATTCTATCTAATCGAACAAAGAATCCTTGTGAGATCGCTTTTGTCGCCTGGCTTTCTGAATGTCAGCTTTACGCTTGTCATATCGTTTAGAATCTTTCTTTCTACCGATTTTTTCTTGAGCATAATCCTCTTCGATCCACTCACGAAACTTTTTACCTTTAGCCATTGATATTGCACTCTTCTTATTGTTAAGCTACTTTTTTAGGTCGTCCCCGACCACGTTTTGCGGGAATCGCTGGAACAGGATCACTAATGATCGGGCCAAACGCTTCAAGGATACACTCGACTGGAAGTTCAGGATAAGCCGCTTTGGCTACCATACGTAACAGTAACTTTGCGTCTCCTTCATCAACATTCTCCAACATTTGGATATATATTGATTCCTTCTTAATCTGCGTGAGGTTTACACCTTCAGGCATTTCGTTAACGATGTAGCACAACTTTCTAGCTTCTCGATAAAGTGCACCATGCGTATCAACCATGATGCTGGCATTGTAAGGCGGAGCTGTAGAAGGGACACTAAACGACCACTTCTTATCGTACATTAGAATGAGAATGTTGCGTAACTCTTTCGAGTTATTCTCTTTAAGACATGCAACTTTCTCTTCGTTGGTACTCAACTCACACACTTCCGTAATTATTTCATTTAAACTTTTCATAGACATATTAAAACTCCGATATACTTTCCATTAAATTTCGTAACTTGTTCTTGATAAAGTAGTTAAGCAACTGACTTCTATCTTTAGGATTCTCTGCATCGTAACGCTCTAGAATCGTTTCTTTGATAGTAGCTGGTATCTGTGTCAAATCGATCATCGACTTGTTACGGAAATAGTTACGTTTTACTTCATCATCCATTTTATTTATATCTTGCCAATCCAGCATACGCTTCTTAGTCACTGGTCGCTGACGGATACCCATTACGAATGTATTATCGGGTGACAACACGTTAGGTACACCATCACCAGCATCGCCCTTGAGGATGTGTTCAGCTAGATATTGATTTGGATCTGAATGAGAGATCCATCGCTTTCGTGTAGGATCGTATTGCTTCACGTTTGCATACTTATGCAGTTGTTTGAAGTCATGATCACCTGATAGAATTAGAATAGGCTCGCCTACATTCAGTTCTTTACCCTCTTTGTGTACGATAGTACCAATGATGTCATCAGCCTCACACGTATCAATCTGAATAACTTTGTACGGGAAGAACTCTTTCAGTTCATCTCGAATGTTATTAAGAGCATTGAATATAGCACTCCAATCTAGCTCAGAGTTGTCTCGTGCTTTACGGCGATTAGCCTTATAGTACGGGAACGACTGTCTGCGCCAATAGTTCTTGTCATCACAAGTGATTAGTAGTTCACCAAACTCACGGTGAAACTTCTGTCTGTTGAATCTTAAAGTATTTAAGATCATGTGTCTTAGCATGTTTTCATCCACTTGAGCATTTTGGTGATTACCAATCTGCATCATCATGTTTGAAATCATAACTTGGTTTAAGTCTACCAATATCATAATTTATCTCCTGATTTAATTTATATGATAGTGTATCATATCACAAATCGTAGGGTTTGTCAAGTCATTCCTCGTCATCATCTGCCTTATACATATCTTCTAGAAATGAGTGTAGCAGTTCGTCATGATCCAGTTCCATATCTTCCCACATTCTTTCCGCTACTGTTTGGAAAGGATGCGTTTCGCCTATCGATCTGTATACTAACGCTTTGATGATTTCCATAGTGGACATAATTTCTAGTATGCTCATAGGATCATTGGCAACATCTATGCCCATATCATGCAACGCTGTGACTATATCTCTAGCCGCATTCAGTGCAAAAAATTTAGCGACATCCTTATCGCTTTCTTGGATTAACTCCTTGAGTTCTTCGTTTCTTTCTTCGTGCTTCTTACGTGCTTCCGCAAAGTCTATGACATTTGCCATTACAACACCTTTAATATTATAGTATCTCGATTGATTCGACCGTCAGTTTCACTCTCTTTGGTTTTCAGAGTCCTAAGTTCTTTGAGTGCTTTGGACTTGGAAGCTTTAGCGAGTACTGTGATAAACTCTTCGGGCTTTCTCAGCATCTTCTTGAATGAATTCTTAACATCGAATCCACTAATCGTACTGCCTTTAACCTCGAAGCCATTCCTTCGATCAGAGACCAGATACTTCATCTGTCTAGTCTTAGTATTGAAGAGGTACACTTGATCAGCACCAACCATCTTCTCGGGACTGACACTTGCTATCTTGTACTCAGACGAAGATGGCAGATACAATACCTTAGCGACTTGCTTACTAGCAGGCTTAAGCTTCTGTACACGAGTCTTACGTGTTGCTTTCTTACTCAAAAGAAACTTTTCCGTATCGGAGATCAGATCACATATGAACTTATAGAATGCCTTTTGCTTTCTAGGTGTCATATGAGAGTATCCCTCAATTAGATCCTCAGTCTTATCTTCAACTAGTTCACGTAGTTCTTCTTGAACTGGCTTGTAGTGTCGGATAGTATCATGTGCAGTCTGAGTCGCAGAACCATCTTTGATCATGACATCATATATCGACCAATCTTTGTCTAACGTACCTGACGTGTACTCATCGATAGAGCCTTCTATCTCACCTATAAACTCATTGGTCTTCTCACCAAGTAGTTCAGAAGGACTCTTACGCTTCACTGGCTCAGGAGCATTTGGATCGATTTCGACTTTAACAGTCTTACCGAATTCAATTATCTCATCGAGTGCTGTAATCTGAAACGCTTTATTCTGTTCAGGTAACTGACAGCCATTCATCTCCATCTTACATAGAGCGGCAACTGTTGAACTAGTGCGCCAGTCTTCTGCGGCTTTGTAGTCCTTCAAGTCTTCAGGACGATTGGTTTTCATCCAATCTGTTGTCCATTCGACATAATGCTTCTTG